AATTCCCTGATCTGGGCGGCGATCCGGAGATGCTGGAAACCACTACCCTGTCTGACAAGATGCAGACCTACATCGCCGGCATCCAGTCTCTGGATGCGCTGGCGTTCACCGCGAACTACACTCTGGCTGACTACAAAGCGCTGCAAGCGCTGGCTGGAAAGACCGAGAGCTACGCCGTATGGTTCGGCGGCGAAGAGACTGGCGGTACCCTGACGCCTAACGGCGAAAACGGCAAGTTCAAGTTTGATGGTCAGCTGACCGCCTACGCCACCGGCGGCGGCGTCAACGAGGTTGTAGACCTGAACATTTCCATTGCCCCGTCCACGCCCATTGAGCTGGACGACGCGACCTGACCCAAAACACAGACCACACATTTTTAAGGAGGATTAGCGATGGCTAAGAAAATCTGCATTCCCTACAACGGCAAGAAGTACACGCTGGAATTCACCCGCTCCACGGTTTCTGCTATGGAGAAGATCGGGTTCTCCATCAATGAGCTTGGCGACAAGCCCGCTACCATGATCCCCATGCTGTTCAGCGGCGCTTTTGCGGCAAATCACCCCAACACCAAGGTTGCTACCATCAACAAGATTTACGACGGTCTGAGTAACAAGTCCGGCCTTGTGAAGGTGCTGACGGAAATGTACTCCGAGGCCGTGTACACCCTGCTTTCCGATGATGAAGAGGAAAACGAGGGAAACCCCGGCTGGGAAGCAGTAGAGTAAGCGAACTTCTTTCCGAAAACGGAGGGGGTGGGGAGACCCCTACCCCCTCTTACGCTTACACAAATATCTTCAAGAAGTTATTCCCGTACTATCTTGCAATCGGCATGACCTATGACCAGTTCTGGAATCAGGACGTGGAACTGGTGAAAGCCTACCGGGAAGCTGACAAGATCAAACGGGACTTGAAGAATCAGGATATGTGGATGCAAGGGGCTTATTACTATGAAGCCCTTCTGGATGCCGCCCCGGTTCTTCGATTCAGTTTCAGCAAGAAGCCGCCGAAGCCGATTCCCTACCGGGAGCAGCCCTTTGAGCTGCACACTGGGCAGCGGAAAGCGGCGGGTAGTGGAGAAAAGCAGCTGACCCAGCAGGAAAAGAGCGACAAAAAGGCGAAAGCCATGATGGAGATGTTTATGGTATCCATCAACAAGAAATTTGAGAAGAAGGGCGGTGAAGGGGATGGCTGACAATGTGGAAATGCAGGGCATTGAGTTTCAGATTGTGAATGACAGTGCCGCGGCATCCGCAGGGGTGGAGGTTCTGGCAAAAAAGTTGACAGAGCTAAAAACGTCGATCAGCGGTTCCACAACTGCCCTTTCCAAAGTTGCAGCAGGAATTTCGCAGATCAAGAATGCCGTGAACAACATGAATACCGGCGATTTTGCGAACAAGATAAACCGCATTAGCAACTCCCTGGGCAATCTGAAAGACAAGACGGATAGCCTGAAAATTTCCGCGTCCATTGGAAACCAGCTGGCGGCCATCAATCAAGCAATCACCAATCTGCCCGACACCCCCGGAGAAAAACTGCGGAATCTGGCATCCGGATTGCAGCCTCTGTCCGAGCTTGGCCGGTCTAATATGACTTCCTTCATCAACCAGTTGAAAAAGCTACCAGAGGTCATCCAGGAGCTTGAGAAAGCGGATATTGATAAGTTCACTCAGCAGATGAAAGACTTGGCTTCGGCCATGAAGCCATTTGCGGATGAAATGAACAAGGTTTCCTCCGGGTTTTCGGCATTTCCAAGCAGAATTCAAAGGCTGATTACATCGACGGAGCAGTACAACGGTACGGTAAGGCGGGCAACCACAAGCACAAATGCTTGGAACAGTGCGCTCAAAGCAATCAGCTTTGCGGCCATATACCGGGCGGCGGCAAAGCTCCAGGGTATCGCAATTGCAAAATCGTCCAAGTATACGGAGGATTTGAATCTGTTCACCGTTTCAATGGGGAGGTACGCCGAGGAAGCCTATAACTACGCCCAGAAGGTTTCTGAGGTAATGGGCATTGACCCCGCTGAATGGATGCGGAATCAGGGCGTCTTTAACACCATTATCGCAGGTTTTGGTGTGGCTGGTGACAAGGCGGCGTTTATGTCCAAGAACCTGACGCAGTTGGGTTATGACCTTGCCTCCTTCTATAATATCGATTTTGAATCGGCAATGCAGAAGGTTCAGTCCGGTATTTCCGGAGAACTCGAACCTCTGCGGCGGCTGGGCTACGACCTGTCTGTTGCCCGGTTGGAGCAGGAACGCTTGAATCTTGGAATTGACAAGAGCGTTTCCAGCATGACGCAGGCGGAGAAATCCCAGCTGCGGTACTACGCCATGATGACGCAGGTAACGCAGGTGCAAGGAGATATGGCGCGGACGCTGGAAAATCCGGCAAACATGCTGCGGGTGCTACGGGCGGAGCTGGAACAAGCTGCACGTGCCGTAGGAAACATCTTTATTCCGATTCTGACGAAGGTTCTGCCAATTGCTATTGCCGTGGCAAGCGCCTTGCAGGAAATCATAGCGGCCATTGCCACCCTGTTCGGGATAACGGTAAAGTCCCCGAAATGGGGGGATGCGATTGGGAGCGCTTCTGCCGGGAGCGGTGCCATTGCCGACAACATGGACAGTGCCGCCGGGTCTGCCAAGGAACTGAAACGATACCTTGCCGGGTTTGACGAACTGAATGTTCTCCCCGACCAGAGCAATGGCGGAGGTGGAGGCGGTGCAGGAGGCGGCGGTGGAGGTCTGGGCTTCCCCACTCCTGGATATGACTTCCTGGAAAATGCCGTAACGAAAAAGATTGATGCCTGGAAAAAGAAGCTACAGCCGTTCGTTGACTGGATTACAAGCCACCTGAAAGAAATCGGAGAAATTGCGGAGGGCATCGCCGCGATATTTTTGGCGTGGAAGATATCCGAATCGCTTATACGCGGTGTAGATACCCTTTCCGGCTTTTTCAAAAACATCTCTAAGGTTGGCTCTCTCACGCTTGGCGGAATCGGTCTTATCGCCGACCTTAACGAGTTTATGAAAGCCCTGAAAGACATTCAGGAGAACGGAGCAAACTTCTCCAACGTTTCAAAACTCATAAGCGAGTTTGCGGGAATGGTCGGCGACATCGCGCTGTGGGAAGGCAAATACAATATTGCCGGTGCCCTTAAACTGGTGCAGGGCGTTGTCAAAATTGTAAGTGCAATAAAGGACATTGCAGACAATGGGGTGAACTGGGACAATGCCAACAATGCCATTAGCGGATTAACAACCGTTGCGATTGGAATTGGCTTTTTCACTAAGCGCTTAGATGTTTCAGGCTGGGCAATGGCTATTCAAGGGCTTTCCTCCGTCATAACAGAAATTGCTGCCAACTGGGAAGCAATTAAAAAGGGCGATTGGAGCGGCGTTGATAAAGCAACGCTTTTGATCGGCGCAATACAAATCATGGGTGGCATTGCCACTGCTCTTGACCTTTTCTCCAAGCTCAAAGGCATATCCAATGCCGGAAACGCCGCAAAATCTGTATCTCAGACGGCAGAAGCGGCAGGGAATCTCGGAGAATCAATCGGTGGAAGCCTAAGCCCCAAAATGCTTAGCCTTGCAAAAAACATCGGTCTTGGCGTTGGGATTCTTGCCGAAGTCGCCGCTGGCGCAATCATCTTCGTTGGCGCGATCGCGGTTCTTGGCTGGGAACTGAGCAAGGTCGGCGAAGCGTGGCAACCGGTCATTGACAATGCTGGAACGGTCGCCATCGCTGTTGGCGTCGGAACCGTACTTATGGCCGCTATTGGCGTCGCGTGCTATGCCCTTGGCACTGCAGGAGCAACGGTAGCTTTGAATGTCGGCATAGGAACAGCTATTCTTCTGGAACTAGGAGTTGCGACCGCCCTGTTCCTTGCAGAAATTTGTGGCGTCGGAAAAGGGCTGGACGAAATCGGCAAGGCGTGGGAACCCGTTTTGAATAATGGTGAGGATATCGCCACCGCAATAGGTATCGGAACCGGATTGCTTGTCGGAATCGGCGTTGTTACAGCCGCGCTCGGAGCAGCAACGGTTGGAACGGCAGGACTTCTCCCGTTGGCTATCGGGCTTGGGACAGCAATCCTCGTTGAGCTGGCAGGCGCGTTCATACTTTTTACGGAAAGCCTTGTCGCGGTTGCAGACGAGCTTAATGACAATTTGGCTCCATCTATGCGAGACCTGAATGGTACGCTTCCACAGCTTACATCCGACACACATGATTTCACGGTATTCATGACCAGCTTGGCGTCTGAAATCTCCAATTATACCGATAGCATGGGCAGCATCACTTGGGACAGCATTGTCGGCGGGTTTAGGAAACTTTTCGTAGGAAATCCAATCCGTGATTTTGCGGATAAGGTCGGAGCCGTAGCAAGTGATGCCTCCGTTTTAAACGAAAAGCTTACCGCTGCGAACGGGGAGTTAGAGACGGCGGTAACGCTTCTGACCGATTATATCACATTTATGACCACGATGAAGCAACTGACCGGTGACGCGGGAACCATCGAGCTTTCTACTGGAATCTTTACAAACCTGAAAGATGCTGGTTCAAAACTGGTTACGGGATTCTCTGTGGGAATGGTTGTGGAAACGCCCAAGATTACAGCGGCGTTCAACGATATTCTGGCAGCCCAGAATACGTTCGCCAATCGGTTTTTAAATGGATGGACAAGCCTCTGGTCAAGCGTGAGTGTTTCCTTTGCCGGTTATTGGAACAACGTGTTAGGTAACATGACGATCGGGCTTAACTCCATTGTCTACGCAACAAATACCATTATATCTGCTGTAAATGCGCTTATGCGCACCATCGGATATACGGGCGGTATCTCGGCGATTCCCACAGTTTCCATTCCGCGCTATGCCGACGGCGGTTTTGTAGACCAAGGCCAACTCTTTATAGCCCGTGAAGCGGGCGCAGAAATGGTTGGCTCTATTGGCAGACGGACAGCGGTTGCCAATAATGACCAGATCGTTGATGGGATCACCTACGGCGTTCGGGAAGCCAATGACGACGTTGTTACCGCTATTTATGCTGTTGCTCAGCAGATTATCGCGGAAATGCGGAATCAGGGCAACGGAGACGGCGGTGGATATGACTTTGACCGGGCTGTCCGGGATGCTCAGCGCAGGAACGCAAGAATGTATGGATAAGCGAAAGGAGTGAAAACGGCATGAAGATGATGCTCAAGATAAACGGCGTGGACTTCATGCCGTTCATCGCCAAACAGGGCGTAAAGTGGCAGCGCAACGACATTGACGCCCCCAATTCTGGGCGCACCATGGACGGGACAATGCAGCGTGGCCGGGTGACAACCAAAATCCGTCTGGACATCACCTGCCGCCCGCTAACGGCTGAGGAAGCTATGACCGTGTTGCATACCATTCTCCCGGAATATGTGACCGTGGACTACTACGACCCTATGAGCGGGTACCGCAACAATGTGACCATGTACTCCAACAATAACCCTGCATCGTTCCTGATAGAGAAGCCGGAAGACGATTGGTGGAGCGGCATTACCTTTCCCCTGATTGAGAGGTGACGGGCGCTTATGCAGAACGTATCGCAGGAATACCGGGACATTGTAGCTGGCAACCACTGGTTTGAAAACCGCCTCTGCATCGGTGATACCGGAAAGCTAATTGACAAAAGCGGAAGCGCAATCACGTTCGGCGGAGTGCGTATTCTGGTAGATAGCGGTGGCGCTGAAACCGGCTACGGTGAAGAACTGCTGATATCAATGGAGCAGAAGCAACCGCTTCTTTCCGATTCTCCTGACGTTGGAAAAACCTGCGCCGGTGAGATCAACGTTGAAATGATTCATCCATATGGTGATATCCCCAAACGTGCGCTTCTTCGGCCATATATCAGAGCTGCAAATGAGAATGCCGTCTCTGAATGGCTGCCACAAGGAAAGTATTACATTGACAAACGGAGCGAAGGAGAGATCGGTGACCGGACAAAACTAACGCTCCACGGATACGACGGAATGCTTCTTCTGGAAGAAGACTATCCGGCAGAATCCTCACTTAACTGGCCTGCAAGTGACATTGAAGTTCTGAAAGAGATTTCCGATGCAGTCGGCATCTCGCTGGATAGCCGTGTATATCAAATTGTGACATCTGGTTACGAAATCCCGTACCCTGCCGGGTACAGCTGCCGTGAGGTCATTGGCTACATCGGCGCAATGTACACCGGCTCCTGGGCTATGACGGCCACCGGAGAATTGATGCTGGTCACGCTCACGGGTCTTCCGAAGGAAACCAACTATCTGATTGTTGGCGGAAGCGATAACAGAGCGATCACGTTTGGAGGTGTCAGAATCCTTGTTTGATAAGTTTATCATCGGGTCTGCCGCCGACAGCCTGAAAATATCAGACCCACTCAGCGCGTACAGCCGCGTCACGTTGAAGGTTGCTGACGGCGTGGAGTATACGGCGGGTACAGACAGCGGCAGGGAACTGATCTCCGAAAACCCTTTCGGAACTCAGAAAATGGCAAACGATATGTTGGCCAGAATCAACGGCTATTCCTACCAGACGTATACGGCTACAGGCGCAATCTTAGACCCAGCGGCGGAGATTGGAGACGCGGTTCAGGTTAAAGGAACCTATGGCGGCATCTACAGCGTGTCGAAGTCCTACGGAAAAATGATACGCGCGGATGTTTCCGCCCCCGGCTCTGAGGAAATCGATGAATCCGTTCCCTATAAATCCCACGAAACACGTAAAGTAGAACGCCAGTTTATAGAAACCAGGGCGCAACTGAAAATTCAGGCCGACCAGATTTCCGCCGAAGTCTCTGCCCGTATCGAACAGGGGAACGAGCTCACCTCGCGGCTGGACATTCAGAGTGACCAGATTTCCGCGCGGGTGACCAAAACCGGCGGTGACAGTTCGTCCTTCGGTTGGGAGCTGCTTAATGATTCCTGGACGGTCAAGGCCAATAATACCACGGTGTTCCAGATCACCAAGTCTGGCGCAGAAGTCCGTGGAAAGATAACCGCCTTAAGCGGCAAAATCGGCGGTTTTGACATTCAATCCGACTACCTAAGCTATAACAATCAAGTCTGGAACGGCACCAACAGCCGGGGTATTTACATCGGTGTAAACGGCATTCAGTGCGGCTCTGAGGCTAACGGCGTGCAGATTACGCCGACCGGAAATCTGTATGCGGAGAATGGCTATTTCCGGGGAAGCGTCAGCGCCGGTAGGATTGACTATGGCGGTGACGACGGATACCTTGACGGGTCAGGTCTTGCCAGTCACAGTGTCTACGGCTCGGAAATCGGCTACAATACCATATCCACGGCCTATACCAGCGGAGGTATCAATACCTCGCTTGGGTATGCGGATTTTGCAAATGGTGTGTTCAATGGGTGGAATACCGCAAGCTACGTTGATGCGGCCGTACTATTCGCGTCGAGCTTCTATTTCAAAGACGAAGAGGTGGCTTGGCGAACAATTAAGGACGGAAACGGATTATCACAAACTGTATTAGTGAGGGCTTAAGTATGGAAAAACTGAAAACCGCAACAGGCAAAGAATTCGACTGCGATTATTTCAACCCTTTCCCCCAGGCGGGGCAGATAAACATCCGTATTCTCGGGGAATCCCTGGCGACGATTGCCACGGTATTTGCAAACCCCGCAGAGACGGTACAGATGTGGTGGGAAGGGCAGTACGCCGCCCAATATACGAAGATAATCGCTATTGTACCGGAAACCGGCGCGGTGCGTGTGGTGCTGGGAAAGGAGTAAAAATGAACCCTGTAATGAAACTTAGGGCAGTCCTGAACACCCTTGAGGGCGTTCAGGTCGCAGGACGGGAGAACTGGGACAGGATGCTGGGTAGTATGCAGGCCATTGAAGAAGTGGTTCAGGCGCTGGCTGCGCCTCCTGCGCCCGAAAAAGAGACTGAGCAGGAGGTACCCAATGGCGGAAGTGGTTGTTAATAGATGCTGCGGGGAAATCCCGATCATGCACACAGATGAAGATGGACACATCGTGGATATGGAATGCCCCGTGTGCGGGCGAACCGTATACATCGGTAGTAGTGACCTTTTCACAAAAGAGCAAAGGGAGCGCATTGATACATGGAATAAGGGGGTAAAGAAGCGTGGCAGATAAAGCAATATCCGAGCTGATTGCAGCGGAACAGATAAAAGCTGCCGACCTTTTCGTCCTGGAACAGGACAGCGCGGCAAAGAAGCTGACGGGACAAATTCTGCTGAACTGGCTGACCGCCGCCGCCGACGGCCATGGCGGTATCAGCAGCATCGTGAAGCAGTCCACCAGCGGCCTTACGGATACATACCGAATCACCCTGGCGGACACCACTACCTTTGACTTCACCGTAAAAAACGGGCGGGGCATTTCAACCATTGCCAAAGTCTCCGTCAGCGGGCTGGTAGACACGTACCGTATTACCTATAACGATAATACCACCAGCACGTTTACCGTCACGAACGGCGCGAAAGGTGACAAAGGCGACAACGCATACGTCTGGATTCGGTACGCGGCGCAGAAGCCCACGGCGGCTTCTCACAGCTTCGGTGTTCTCCCTGACAACTGGATGGGCGTATACAGCGGCAATTCCGCAACTGCCCCAACGGACTGGACGAAGTATCAGTGGTTCGAGATCAAGGGCGAAAAGGGCGACATCGGGAACCCGGCTCTATTGACCAGTCAGTCCGTAACATATCAAGCCAGCACATCCGGGAATGTTATACCGTCCGGAAACTGGCAAGGCAGCATTCCCACGGTAGCACAGGGCGCTTACCTGTGGACGCGAATTGCAATGACGTTCAATTCCGGAACCCCAATTTATGCCTACTCCGTCTCCCGTATGGGCTTGGATGGCACCGGTGCTGTATCCAAAGTGTGCGGCAAAGAACCTAACTCCAATGGCAACGTTGAGCTAGAAGCTGAAAATGTTGGGGCATTGCCTAGTGCTGGCGGTTTAATGACCGGAAATATTGTCATGAACTCCCATCAAATCAAAGTATTAGGTGCGCCCACGGACAGCGCTGATGCTGCAACCAAGGGGTACGTGGATACGGCGTTAAGTAATGCCAAAACGATTGCAAGGACTGCAACGTTAACTGCTGCCGGTTGGTCTGCCAGCGCCCCGTATACCCAGTCTGTTACGGTCTCCGGTCTGACGGATACAAAACGTGCGATGGCTTATCCAGTGTACGGGAGCAACACGGCCACCAATCTTGCGCTGAAAGAGGCGTGCGGTATGGTGAGCTTCGCTTCCCGGTCGGGCAGCGTGATGACGTTTACCTGCCTTGAGGACAAGCCCACGGTGGACATTCCTATCACGGTGGAGGTGTACGTATGAGCATTGCGGTGCCTTTATATGGATTTGGTGTCAGCGGCGGCGAAGGTGGCACGCTTAAGGTAAATGCGCCGCCTCTGGTAGCTGTGACCATCACCAACAAGGCCGGTAAAACGAAGACCAAGACCGCAAATGCCGACGGCATGGCGATATTCAAGGGGCTTGCAAGCGGCAAGTGGAACGTAACCATTGTCAACAGCGATGGCAAGCCGACCACCATAACCGCCGATGTTCAGACAGAGTACACCGTTACAATCGCTTTTTTCTCCGCTACCATCAACATCACTTATCCAGCTGGTTCGACCTGTACCTGTACGGATGGTACCACAACCCTTACAGCCCCTGACACCAGCGGTACATGGGCTTGCATCGTACCGAACGCCGGGACTTGGACGGCGACCTCCACAAGTGGGACGGAGACCGACAGCAAGGCCGTAACTATCACCACGGATGGTCAGAGCACCTCTGTGGAGCTGAGCTATGCGCTGTTCCTGTTCAAGCCAAATGCCCCGAGCGACATTATAGCCGGTGAGTGGGAAATGCCTGGGAACAGCACTGTAACCGCAGAAGCAGAACTGACGGTTAAGTCGGTAAATAACTACAACGGCGACAGAACCATTTCTGCACGTACAAAAGGCCAAATTGACCTGACAGAGTATAGCACGCTTCAAGCGACGTGCAAAGCGTCGGGCGGCTCCAAGACAAAATTGGAGGTGTACAGTGGTTCGTCTGCCGTTGCTTCGGCAGCAATCGGTACCGATCTTACCACGGTAACGGTTGACATATCTGCCCTGTCCGGGCTTCACAGTATCGGTTTTTCCGGTAGGCATTCCGCGTATGCGGCGATTACGTACACCGCGACGGAAATCAAATTGCTGAAATAGGAGGGCGGCGCATGAAAACGATTTACATAGATTCCAGTTTTAAGTGTCACACCTCCACCGCTGAGGGGCTGACACAGATTGAAACGGATGCCTTCGACGGTAAGTGCGACGCCTACATCGAGGGCTACCGCTTCATCCCGGCAGGGCAGACGTGGACACGTGCTGATGGCGTGGTGTTCACCGGTGAGATGATCGCCCCGTGGAAGCCGTGGGCAGAGCTGGACGCTGCACAGCGGGAGTATGAGCGGGAGCAGTACACCGCCCTATTATCGAAACTATCGGAGGTATACGAAAATGCTGACACCTGATGAAATCATTGCCTTCGCAAAGGCAGATAGAGAAACTTGCCGCGTTGTTTCGGCGGCGGGAATCACCATTGACCCGGAACCCAGTACCCCGCCCAGCAGACCGGGCTATAGCTGGATTCCCAAGCAGATTTCCGCTGGCGGCGCAATTATGTGGGTGGAAAGCGAGTACGATTCCACGATGCCGGGAACAAAGGAAACGCCGATTCCGTATACTTCCGGGCTGACGGTTTACCCCAACTATTACTATGTGCTGGATGGTGTGCGCAAGGTATGGACGGGCGAGGCCACGGTTTCCCCCGCGTGGGATGATGAGCGTTTCACCGAAATGTAAGGCGGTGACGGCATGAAAATTGCGGAAGTAAAAGTCGCCAATACGACGTGCAGGACAACGCCCCTTGTGCCGATTCCCAGAGGAATCGTGGGTGCGGTGGTGTCCATCGAATACACCGACCCTGCGTGGGATGGCCTACAGAAAACCGTTGTGTTCCGAAGCGCAGTCACAAAAGACGTGCTTGCCGCTGGAAATGAAGTGGTTGTCCCAGCGGAGGTAGTCAGCCGCGCGGGCGTGAACCTCTACATGGGTGTGTACGGCGTGGGCGCGGATGGCCGTATGGTGATTCCCACCATCTGGACGGAGCTTGGCCTTGTGCATGGCGCAGCGGCTCCGTCCGGGGACAGCTCAACCGACCCGTCCTTGCCGGTCTGGGCGCAGATACAGGCCATGATCGGGAATCTGGATGATCTGGATACCGTCGCGAAATCAAGCCTTGTAGCGGCTGTCAACGAGGCGCTGACAAGGAGCGGTGGAGAGGTTGACCCGGCAACGGTACAGAAGATCGTAGACGACTATCTGAAGGCCAATCCACCCGCTGCGGGCAAGGACGGCATCACCCCCACCATCGGCAGCAACGGCAACTGGTACATAGGCGATATCGACACCGGAAAGCCCAGTAGGGGCGATAACGGTGCAGTCCCTGATATCCAGATCGGCACGGTCACAACCCTTCCGGCAGGCAGCGATGCGACAGCCAGCATGGGCGGCACGGCAGAGAATCCGCTGCTTAATCTTGGTATCCCAAAGGGCGCGGACGGGCAGGGCGGCGGCTCTGGCAACTGGGAAAAGATAGCAGAAATCATCATCCCCGACGACGCGGAAGAAAGCAATGCGCTGACTATCAATAAGGATCTCAACGGGCAGCCCTTTTCCCTCCTGAAAGCGAGGCTCTGCAGTAAGTTCCCCAAGTATACCGGCGGGAGTACCATTCCGAACATCACGTTTGCCATGCTCAACGGGATAAACTCCGGTAATCCCAGCCCGGCAGTTTATACTTCCCTTTGGCCTAAGGTCGGAACTGACCGTCTGGTGGGAGCCGTCTATGAGGTGGATGTTTCCGGGGTACAGGTGATAGAAAGCGCATTGCGTTCAACCGGCGCCGGATGGGGGGAGAACATGGGCATGTATGGCAGTTCCACTAGCACCTACGTGAAGTATTTCACGGATTCGCTCTGGGCGAAGCCCATTACCTCCATCGGCGGAACCGGTATGCTGATTTATCCCGGCTGTAAATTCGTTCTTTACGGCGTGCGGGCGTAAGGAGGGATAAAAGCTGTGAAAATTTGTGAAAACGGCGTAATTCGGGATATGTCTCCGGAGGAAATCGCGGAGCTGGAACGGGCAATAGCCGAGGCACCGGAACCGGAACCAACGCCGGAAGACCGCATTGCAGAGCTGGAAGCACAGAATCAGGAGCTTACCGAATTTCTGGAACAGATGGCGCAGATTTATGATAGCAAGGAGGATACAGCATGACGATTACACAAATTCAGTGCTTGCTCACCTATCTGGGCTATTCTCCCGGCTCGATTGACGGCATTGATGGCAGGAACACACAGGGGGCTATCCGGGCGTTTCAGGCAGACTATGGGCTTACCGTGGACGGTATTCCGGGAGCCGCTACCCAGAAAATGCTCATCGGTGCTATCGCCGGGACGGCGGTAAAGGTGGAGAAGCCGGAAAGCAGCGACGCGCCAAAAACCGGGACATTCTGGGATGATATCAAGTATTTCACCCGTGAGGAATTCCGGTGCCAGTGCGGCGGGAAATACTGCAACGGGTTCCCCGCAGAACCGGTGGAAGAAACCGTCCGCATGGCGGATGAGATACGCCGCAGGGCGGGGGTTCCCCTGAATGTAAATTCCGGTGTGCGGTGCAAGCGGCACAATGCCGAGGTGGGCGGGGTATCCAACTCCCTGCACACCACGGGACAGGCCGTAGACCTCTCAGGGGCTATCTCCCCGGAGAAACTGTATGCCATAGCGCAGGAGGTACAGGCCGAGAAAATCCCCGGGCGGGGCGGTCTGGGGCTGTACGGATGGGGGATTCACGAGGACAACGGGAAGTACAGCCGGTGGAACGGCTGAGAAACAGGAGGACAACCATTTGAGCGAATGGATCAAAACCGCTATTACCATTCTGCTGTCGTTCGTGGGTTCGGCGGGCTTCTGGGGATTCTTGGAGGCCCGCCGGAAGAAGAACGATGCGAACACCCGGCTTCTGGTGGGAATGGCCCACGACCGTATCATTTACCTGGGGATGAAGTACATCGAACGTGGATACATCACCAAAGACGAATATGAAAACCTCAATGACTACTTATACGAACCATACGCCGCCGCTGGCGGGAATGGCTCTGCAAAAAGAGTTATGGAGGAAGTGCGCAAAATACCGTTGCATAATTAAGGAGGAAAACAAAATGATTAACTGGATTGTACGCATCAAAAACAAGAACTTCTGGCTGGCCGCGATTCCCGCGCTGCTTCTGCTGGTGCAGACGGTAGCCGCCCTGTTCGGCTTTACGCTGGACTTGGGCGAAATCGGCGACAAGTTGCTGGCCGTGGTGAACGCCGTGTTTGCCCTGCTGGTGATTCTGGGCGTGGTCAATGATCCTACCACCGCCGGTATCGCTGACAGCAAACTGGCAAGAACCTACAGTTCCCCAAAGGAGGACTGATGTGATAAGTGGATAAAGTCCGATGGAATCGGGTAATTCTGGATGAATTCTGTTCTCTGGCGATTCTCACGCCGCTGGAGGAAAAGATCATCCGCACCCGAGCCGCCGGATGGAGCCAGACAAAACAGTGCCACAAGTTTTGTGTGTCCCAAGCCACTATCACAAGAACGGTTAAAAAGTTGCGGATAGAATACGAATTGTGCAGAAAGTACAGCGACAAGCTCCCTGAAAATCTGAAATTCTGATTCTGCGTGACGATTTATTGACGATTTATTGACGAAATCCCGACGAGTAGATGATGATTCTACCGTCGGGATTTTTGTTATTCTATAGGTAGAAGGTGGCCACCTCCTAATATTTTGAAGGAGGACTTCTATATGTCTCTAAATTTCACTGCTGCTGACCGCGTGGGCGGTATCGGCGGCTACATCGGCGGCATTTCCACCCTGCTGGGCATGGCGAACGGTGGCATTTTCGGCGGCAACTGCTCCGAGGGTGACCACGTTGTCAACCGCTACGAGGCCGGACAGGCTGCGGAGATCGCGGCCCTGAAATCCGACATCAAACTGCGGGATGCCAACACCTACACCGACAGCAAGATTCTGGAAATGTACCAGTATCTTGATGGGCGGCTGCGGGGCGTTGAGGGGCAGATTTCCGCTCAGGCGGTTGTCAATGCCCAGATCACTGCAAACCTCAGCTGTATGCAGAACGCCCTGAACACCCTGTCCGGGCTGACCAAGACGGTCATTCCCATTGGGAATGTGTGCCCTGAACCCATGCCCGCAAAGAACAGCTGGACTGCGCCCACTGCTGCCGCTGCTGGCTAATCCAAACGGGGCGGCAATCGCCGCCCCAACAATAATCGGAGGTAACTATGGTTTCAAAAGAACGTTTTGTAAACGGGGCGCTTCGGTATGTGGAGCAAGAGGTTCTTCCCCACTTTCCGGAAATGAAAGCCGTCGTTGTCGCCGGGGTGGTAGCCCTGTACGCCAAGAGAACGCCGCAGATTTTTGAAAGGCTGGAAAGCATTCCCGCCGTCAAAATGCTGAGCGTGTTGGAGGACGGAAACATCGACGAGGACGCGCTTTACAACGCATTTGCCCCGCAGATTCGGAAACCGCTGGAATTTGACATCCCGTTTGTCGGCAAGCTGTCCTTTGACCGGGCAGAGGTTGACAAGCTTCTGAGATACATAAAGGAGGCGTAAGCCATGAAAGAAATCAAACTGCTGATGGAGCACATTGAGGACGAGCTGGAGGACGCGCACACCTACGCAGAGCTGGCCGTGGAATACAAGCACGACGACCCGGAACTGGCAGACCTGTTTTACCGGCTGAGCGGGGAGGAAATGAACCACATGAACGCCCTGCACAAGGCCGTTGTTTCCCACATTGAGGAATACCGCAAGCAGAAGGGCGAACCGCCTGCGGCCATGATGGCCGTCTATGAGTACCTGCACAAGCGGGATATTGAGCGGGCGGAGAACGTCGGAGTGGTGCAGGGGATGTATAAAAAATAAAGAAACACGCCCTACCAATCAAGGCAGGGCGTGTCTTTTGGTTTGGATGAAAACCATTCCCACAACGGTAATTGTGTTCGGATTTGCGTCCAATGGAGCAGGTTGCGTCCTAAAATCCGAACACGGTACTTTTTCGGAAATGGGCACGCGATATGTCCTCGCGGGAATTTGCGTCAGCCGGTAGGCGTATATAAGTTTAAGGAATCCCGGCTCGTCATCGTAAACGGTGACGGAATTTACCAGCATATCAATAAGCATGGCTTTCTGGGTTTCCAGCGGAACCGCATTTTCTCTTACCGCTTTCAAATAAACCACGACAGATTCCTTTGTGAGCGGAATCACGCCGCGTTCTTCATCGGATAGTTGTGTAGACAGCCCCTTTTTTTGGGATTCCAATTCGGCAAGTCTTTCCACAATAGCGTCCGGCGCAACGGAAGCACATTCAAGCGCTTTCGTCAGATTGCGGATTTTATTTTCAATTTCAGAAATCTTTTTTCGTATGACCGGAATCTGTGTATTCTTCTGAATGTCTTCCTCTGACTGCTGGGCGGCTACCTCTGCCACAAATTCGATAATTTCGTCTGTCAGTACGTCCAAAGCGTCCTGAGCTACCACATCTTCCAGCCAGTCCTTCGGGACTGGCTTTTTTTCGCAGCTGTTATGATGTTTGCGGGTCGCGCAGGAGTAATAATTGTACATTTTCCCGGATTTCCCGCGCCCGCACTCACCTGTCATTGGAGCGCCGCAGTGACCGCAGAAAATCTTCCCAGCAAGGAGATACGCTACTTTTGCTTTTCCACGGGCGGGGGCAGCTTCGTTGTCCTTCAAGCGGGATTGAACGGCAATCCACGCATCGTCGGCAATAATTCGCGGGATGATGCCCTCCCGCCGCATTTCCTTGTACTTATATACGCCTATATATTTCTCGTTCCGGAAAATGTTTTTGAAACTGCTTTTGTTGAATTCTGCGCCGCTTGCTGTCCTGTAACCTCTGGCGTTGAAGTCTGCACAGATCGAGGCGGCTGTTTCCCCGTCACCATAGCGGGAAAACGCCTCCTTTACCAAAGGGGCTGTTAGGGGGTCGATAACGTACTTTTTATTTTCAATCTTATATCCCAGTGGGATTTGACCGCCCAAACAATTTCCCTTAATGGCAGATTCCCGCATTCCCCGGGTTATTTTCTGGGACAGCTCTAGAGAATAATACTCTGCCATACCTTCCAGCAGGGCTTCCAGAATCACACCCTCCGGGTTCTTGGAAATGCCCTCTTTCGCAGATTCCACGTTGCAGCCGTTCTTACGGAGCCGCATACGGGCAATGGCACTGTCTTCCCGGTTCCTAGCAAATCTGTCCAGCTTGTAAACCAAAACGGTTTTCCATGACGATCTGGCGCTGTCAGAAAGCATCTGCTGGAACGCTGGACGCTTGTCCATGCTTGCGTGGGCGGAAATCGCCCGGTCAACATAAATGGCGGCGACCCGGTAGCTGTGGTGCTTGCAATAGGCTATCAGCTCCCGGAGCTGCCCTTCGATGGACTGCTCTGTCTGCCGGTCGGAACTGTAGCGCATATACAGGCAGCAGACCGCCTCGCAGTCCGAGGAAAGAACGGAGGGGTTATCCGCAAACTGCTGTCTTTCCTCCGGTGTAAGAGCCGATAGATCAATTGGTATTGTTTGCATCGCGGTTCCTCCTTTTTGCGTTTCGCTTTGTCACAGTTCGGACGATATACAGGCATGTTTCGATAATGGAAAAGGCCGCGACATAAACGATCGGCGCGGCGTGGCCGGACTGGAACAGGCCAAGATTCGGATTTTGCATATCCAGAAAGACATATACCATAAGGAAGATGCCGAACAGAACCGCAAGCCCTGCGGCTCCATAAGTCACATGCTTCCAGTTATCCCGGACGGCGGATATTTCTTTATCCATCATGTGGCTGCGCTCTTCCAGCCGGGAGATGGCGTTATCTTTTTCCGAGATAAGTTCTTCCTTGTGTGAAATTTCGGTTTTCAGCCGTTCGATTTCCGCGCTCTGGTCTTGCTTCGGCGGGGACAGCTCCATCAGCTCATCCAGGGACAGACCAAGGTCAATGGCGATGGCGGTCACATCATAGATACTTGGACCCGTCAGGTGCCCAGAGAAAAACTTTTTAACCATGGATTCACTTAGCCCCGTGCTGTCAATAATCTGCTGATTGGTTTTGTGCTGTTCCTCCTTTGCCCATTTCATCTTTGTGGGCAGATTATCACAAATTGTCGATATTTGTTGTATTATTTTCCGTTTTTCCATTTGCTGATCGCCCTTTCCGAAAAAAATCCTGCGAATTACGCTGAAAACAACTGAATTACTCGGATGCACCTTTACGTCACCACCGGCTGAACAGTATTATCATACTAGCCAAAGGTAAGGGACACACCATTCCGGCGGCGAGCCCCGTCACCTTGTGGCACGGGTGGCGGGGCAATTCAAAAAATTTTTTGAAAACCCCTAATTAGTCCGTTTTATTGGACAGATAGTATGTTATAACTAGCACGCAAGCCGAACATGCGTTCGAGAATGATAAAAAGTAAAGGAGCGGTAGAAATGACAGCGGACGAAAAGGGCTTTATCAGCGTTTACCGGACATTAACAGATGAAAACAAACGGAGGCTTCTGTGCTTCTTTTCTGATCTGCTGTCCAAACGGCCACCACTTGATAAAACCGCAGATTGTGGTATAATAAGTGATGAAACCAACGAAAAAGCAACTGTGGAGGTGTAAAATATGAGCAAACCTGTAGTTTCTATGGAAGAAATCATTGAGGCTATCAAGGAGGGTGTCAGGTCTGCGAATTTGCCCATTCGTGGTACTGACGAAGAAGTGCCTTTGTTGAAGCAAGAGAAATCTTCACAATCAGAGAAATGTCATCCTGTGAAAGAGTGATCCTATCGTTCCAAGATTCACTTGTGAATTTCAAAATGTCCTTTAGAACATCCTCGTTATGCATAGACGCATACAACATAAATCCGTCATAATCTAATTTCATGCTATTTACCTCCGTTCTGTTTGTCTTTTAGGGAGAGGGCATAGGCGTACAATGCCCCCTTTTCCTCTGTAGATAAAGAGCGGTACATCCGAAGAATATTTTCCTCCCCGATGTCGATAGGCATCGGGGCTTTTTCTTTTTCTTCCTGGGCTTCCTCGGAGAAGTATGAGACTGGTACGCCGAAGTAGTCGGCTAACTGTGCGACATAGGTGTCACTCGGCTTGCGACCGGCTTTCCAGTTGGACACTGTTTGCTTTGGAATGTCTGCTTCGATGCCAGCTCTGGACGGCTTCAATCCTTTCTCTTTGCAAAGGTTTACAAAATTATTGTAAAAATTCACATAGTCAATCTTCATTTTTTGTACAGTCCTCCAAACATTGACTTTTGAGACTTTTGGTGTTGACATTTGGGACTTATGGGACTATACTAACGTCATGAACACCGATTCCAAAAAGGGTGCAGAAAATCACGGGGTATGAAATCCGAGTTTTCGGAAATTCAAACTCCGGCGAGTAGCGGATGGTTTATTGTTTCGGCAAATTCAGTATACCATGCGCTACTCAGATTTTCAAGTCTTTTGTGGAAAAAATGTTCAAAGAAATTGACTGCGGCGGAAAGAAAAATTCACCCGTGGTTTGGTCACGAGTGAATTTTCCCCAAATTTATTTGCCGAAATGCGCTGCGTTGGAAGCCCGTATTCCTAAACGGCGAGAAACCCTAGATTCCCGCTTTACTTTCAACAGCAGACCAAACCTGCGTCCTTGACGCACCGTTTCACTTTGGCAGTTTCGGTTCTGCCCCTCGCCCTAACGCATCACGCCACCTTCGTGGTTCGGTACTGGCGGTAACAAAAGTTTGTTGGACATAAAGTACCTCCTCACTCTTTATTTGCCGCAACGGGCTATGGGCATTATAGCGAACCTTTCCGCCGCAGTCAACCAAACAAACATTTTTTTACTTAAGGAGGAGGGACAAATGGATGGCAAAACTGAACCTCCCGCAGTCTTACGGGGAGCGGGAGAAACTGGCAAAGTATATCCGGAAGACGCTGAACACCTACAATCTTCGGAACAACTGGCTGATTCAGCAGCTTCGGAACGAGGGCTTCATCATCTCCGCGACATCCCTGTGCGACGCGCTGGCAGTTCGGTGCATGACACCGAAGACGGACGAGTTTCTGGCCAGAGCGGAGCAGATTTGCAAGCTGTACGAGCAGAGCTACTTCGGTCAAACGCGATCCGGGAGCTTGGGAAACGGGTCAGAGCGTTCATGAAAGAGCAGCCGGACATCTACGAGCGGATTTACCGCGAGACATACGGCAGAGCGCCGAATTTTTGAAAGGAGTTATTTATGGCGAAATACAAAGTTGGGGATAAGGTGCGGATTGTGAGCAAGAGGCCGCAGCGGTGCTGGAACCCTTATATGGACAAGCATCTGGGAAAGACCATGACGATCATAAAATCCGGAATCAACGCTGAAGGAGTTTACTATTGCATGGAGGAGGATCGCGACGATTTTCTTGGGCATTGGTGCTGGTACGAAGACATGATCGCTGGTCTTGCGGAGCCTGAGCGGGAACTCTGCACCGTGGAACTCCGCTTTGACGGGATGATTACCACGGCCACGCTGAAACGTGGCGGGCGGGACGTGAAGACCGCAGAAGTCCGGTGCAATCCGAAGGATACCTACAGCAGAGCGGAGGACGCAAGGGTCGCCGTTGAGCGGCTGTTTGAGAAGAAGCGCAAGGAGGATAAGCCCAAAGAGAGCAAGCGTGAACAGGGCAAGCCCAAGGTTGGAGACAAGTTTGTGGTTGTACAGAAACGCTATATCCCGCATCATGGCTTTGCAATAGGGGATATTGTTACGCTGGAAGCAATAGGCACCGTGAATAATATCTATTGTCTCGGGAAGATATCTCAGTATGTGGATGCCGGGGATTTGAAGCCTTACAAGGAGAACTCCAAATGATGCCGAACGAGGTTGCCCAGCTTCGCACCATGGCGGAGATGAACCGCCGGTTGCGCCGGGAAAATGACCGGCTGCGGGAATCCCTTTTGCTGGAATCGAAGGAAAGCAAGGCGTTTGACGACGAGAACGTGGAGCTTTTCGATGTAGTCCACAAGAACCATAAGGTCAGGGGGTGAGGATATGGCAAGCAGAAGCAAACCCATGGATGCCCGGTGGGAGCCGGTGCCGGAGAACCGGAAGCCGTTCAATATTAGGGAATGCACTTTCCGGGTGCTTCCCTATGCGGGGCTGAATCTGGTGCTTTTCTGGTGGCAGCAGGCGGATTTGCTGGCAGACAAGGCGGCAGTCCCCGCAATGTGGGTGTGCGCTATCCTGATGGGTGCCGGTATCGGACGGTGCATCAGAGGGCGATAAAAAGCCGCCCCCGATGTTACAGCACCGGGGACGGCAAGCGATATAAAAAATCTCTACCATTTACAGTATATCAAATGGAGAAAGGAAAGTCAATGGACGTTTTTGATAGCATGGAGCCGTGGCGGCAGGCTGAACAGTTGGCGGCGGATGCCGACTCCCGGGAAGCGGTACTCCCGAAGTGTGCCAGGTGCGGATATCCCATCACAGGCAGCAAACTGGTATATATCCCGGCGCATGATGAGTTCTACTGCCTGAATTGCATAGATTCCATGACGGAGTTCAACGAGGAAGCAGAGGTGGAGGAATAATGGAGGACGGAATCATCATAAGCGAATCGGAAAGATTCGAGGATATCTACATTAGGCCGTACAATCGAGTCAATGTTCCGGCTGTCAGTTTCCCGGATGGTAAGAGGCGCATTGCCTACATTAACGCCCTTGCTACAAAGTTTTGGAACGGCGAAAACACTGTTGGGATAAAAGTAAGCGAGAACTACGTCGTTTTTATTCCGCAAAAAATTGGTAGAACATTAAAAATAAACAAAGTTGGTGGGGGCTTTTATATCAGCACAGGTAGCTTAGGCGGAATTGTTCCCCCCGGGGCAAAATACCGGGCATATCCGTACAAAGGCGGTATCGCTATAAAACGGTTTGAGCCGTTGCGGGAGGATGAAGAATGATACGGAAAATCCCAACCGCGACCATGAGCAAAGAGGAATGGACAGCGCTGCGCTCTACCACCATTGGTGGTTCGGATGCCGCCGCCATTCTGGGTCTGAACCCCTACAAGTCACCGTATGCCCTGTGGGCGGAGAAAACCGGTAAGGTCATCCCGGAGGATATTTCCCAGAAAGAGGCGGTACGCCTTGGCACGGACTTGGAGGAATACGTAGCAAAGCGGTTTACCGAAGCTACCGGGAAAAAGGTGCGCCGGGAGAACTACACCGTATTCCGGGACGATATGCCCTACGCCCACGCAAACTACGACCGGCTGGTCATCGGTGAACGGGCAGGATTAGAGATCAAGACCACGAATGCGCTCCACTTGAGCAAATTCAAGAACGGCGAGTTCCCGGCTACTTACTACGCGCAGTGCTGCCATTACCTTCTTGTGTCCGGCCTTGATCGCTGGTATCTGGCGGTTCTGGTTCTGGGCATTGACTTCAAAGTGTTCGTCATCGAGCGGGACGAAGCAGAGCTGGAAGCCCTGAAAGAGGCGGAGGAAAGCTTCTGGGAGAACGTTCAGAGCGAAACGCCCCCGGCCATTGATGGCATGGATTCCACCATTGACGCCCTGAACGCAGAGTTCCCGGCCAGCGATCCGGACACCGAAATGGATTTGACCGGTTGCGCCGTTGATTTGGCGATCATGGACGAATGCGGCCAGCAGATCAAGGCGCTGGAAGAAAAGAAAGCCGCCGCTCAGGCGCGTATTATGGAAGCCATGGGAACCGCCGAGCGGGGCGGATACGGGAACTACAGCGTCATATGGAAGACGCAGAAACGCTCCACGTTCGATAGAAAGAAGTGGGAGAAAGACCATGGAGAAATCCCACAGAACTATTTCAAATCTTCGGAAAGCAGAACTTTTCGGTTCAAAAAGGAGGCGTAAAGTATGGGAAAATATACACACGGGAAATCAAACACGAGATTGTACGGAATCTGGACGGGCATGAAGACTAGGTGCTATGACAAGAGGTGCGATAAGTATTACAGGTACGGAGCAAGGGGGATTTCGCTTTGCGATGACTGGGCGAGAGACTTTTCCGCTTTCTATGACTGGGCGGTTGCTAACGGATACTCCGACAATCTGACGATTGACCGTATCGATAACGACGGGAATTACTGCCCAGAGAATTGCCGATGGATAACAGCTGCTGAGCAAGCGGCGAACAAATCTACTAACCACCGTGTTTCGCACGCTGGTCAGACCCACACTATCGCTGAATGGGCAAGAATTACGGGGTTAGACAGAGCGCTTTTAAAGGATAGAATTGTCCGCTATGGGTGGGAACCAGAAAGGGCGCTTACTACTCCGGCAAGGCCACATAAAAAATACGAATATGCCAACAGGAGGGCAATTTAATGGCAAACATAATTCAGAATCAGGTACAGAAGCAAACACCCGCTGCGGCTGCTCAGCAGTCCATCGGCGCAATGCTCAACACATTCCTCGACCGGGACGGTATGCGGAAACGCTTTGACGAGCTGCTTGGCAAGCGCGCTCCCCAGTTTGTTTCTTCCATCGTCTCGATGGTGAATGCGGATAAGAATATGCAGCAGGCATTTATGGAAAGTCCCATGACCGTTATCCAGTCCGCATTGAAGGCTGCAACGTTTGACCTGCCCATCGACCAGAACTTGGGATATGCCTATATCGTCCCATTCAAGAACTACAAGAAGGACACCGGAACAAAAAAGATGGAGGCGACCTTCATTCTTGGCTGGAAGGGTATGCACCAGTTGGCGCTTCGCACCGGCGCATACAAGACCATCAACGTGGTGGATATCCGCAAGGGTGAGCTGAAAAGCTACAATCGCCTGACAGAAGAAGTTGTGGTTGACTTCATCGAGGATGAAGCAGAGCGGGAGAAATTGCCGGTTATCGGCTATGTCGGCTACTATCGACTTGTGAACGGCGCGGAGAAGACCATTTACATGAGCAAGGCGGCCATTGAAGCCCACGAGCGGAAGTTCCGCAAGGGCGAGTATCAGGGAAAGGGCTGGCGTGATGATTGGGACGCCATGGCGCGGAAAACCGTATACCGTCAGCTCATTGGTAAGTGGGGCGTTATGTCCATCGATTATCAGACCCGCGACGAAGGGAAGCAGCTGGCCGATGTTATTGCGGATGATTCCAAAGCGGAAGACGGGCTGATCGGCATTATTGATACCGATATTGTGGCCAATCAGGCCACCGGCGAGGTCATCCCTCAGGAGGTACCGGAGAATGCTTAACACCATCACCATTGCCGGACGCATGGTGCGAGACCCGGAGCTTCGCAGAACCAATTCCGGCAAGGCTGCTACCAGCTTCACCTTGGCGGTTGACCGGGATTTCAAGAACCAGCAGACCGGCGAGAAAGAAGTGGATTTCCTAGGCTGCACCGCCTTTGGAGCCGCCGGGGAGAACGCCGCCAAGTATTTCCGCAAAGGCCAGATGGCCATAGTAACGGGCAGATTGCAAATCCGGCAGTATACCGACAAGAACGGTCAGAAGCGCCGTCATGCGGAGATTCTTGTGAGCAATGTCTATTTCTACGGAAGCAAGGAAAGCGGCACTCAGGCCAGCTCTGGGGCTGACAACGGATACAGCGCACCGGCGTATCAGACTCCCGCCCCTGCGACGAACTTCGTAGAGTTGGAAGACGACGACGCACAATTGCCGTTCTAGGCCGGAAAAATCAATCTTTCCCCAAAAAGATTGACAGTATAGTTTGCATTTTCCCTTGGCGGTGGGAGGTGAAACCGCCAACTCCAAAGGAAGGAGCGAAAACGTGACGATTGAATTTACGATTCCCGGCGTTCCGCAAGGGAAGGAGCGCCCCCGCTTTACCCAGAACGGTGCGACATACACCCCAAAGAAAACGAAGGACTATGAAAAGCTGGTGGCATGGGCATACCAGTGCGAAGCCCACGGGGCAAAGTTCACCGGCACTATCCGGGTTGACATTGCGGCAATCTACCCCGTTCCCCATTCGTGGAGCAAGCGCAAGCAGGCCGAAGCGATTGACAATCAGATTCTACCAATGGTGAAGCCCGACTGGGACAACATAGGCAAGATCGTGTGTGATGCCCTGAACGGGATCGCCTACAAGGATGATGCAGTTATCACAGACGCCACAGTCTGCAAGAGGTACGGCACCCGCCCATGCGTGGCGGTTCGCCTCACCGGAGAGGAGGTACCCCGTGACACAGTGTGAGCGTATCCTGCGGCATTTGCAAGACTATGGGAGTATCACCCAGGCCGAGGCTGTTACCGAGTACGGCTGTTACCGGCTTGGCGCAAGGATCTGGGATTTGAAAGCTCAGGGCGTTCCCATCAAGAGCGAAACCGTCACCGGGAAAAACCGGTACGGGGAGCGGACGTGCTTTGCACGGTACTCCATCATTAAAGAGGATTAGATAATGGCGATTGAATATTTCTGCGCTTATCACAGTTATCTGGACAGTATGGAGGAACTGAATGACACGGAGAGGGGGAGGCTTTTCACGGCTTGCCTAATATACAGCAAGACGGGCGAAGCACCGCAACTCCGTGGTAATGAAAGATTCGTATTTCCAACTTTGAAAGCACAGATAGACCGAGATAAGGCAACATACGACAGCCGGTGTAAGAAAAACTCCGATAACATCCGAAAACGATGGAATACGGACGTATACGACGGCGAACAACCGTGTACGAATGATACCAAGACAAAGGAAAAGGAAAAGACAAAGACAAAGGAAAAGGCAAAGGATAATATACCTCCTTCGGAGGTTTGCGGCGAGCTGCCGAGCAGCCCCCCGCCTGCGGCGGTGCTTCCGCTGGTTGACGGCACGGATTTTGAGATTTCCGTGGAGATGGTTGCCGAGTTGTCCGGCCTGTATCCCGCCGTGGATGTAGCTCAGCAGTTGCGGAGTATGCGTGGCTGGCTTTTGGCAAATCCCAAAAACAGGAAAACAAAAGCTGGGATCATGCGATTTGTCAACTCCTGGCTCTCCAGGGAGCAGAATTCGGCTAGACCTGCGGCAAACCAGAAGCCGGGCGGCTACACCAGCGGCGTTGACCGTCTGGCGGAGATGTACAGGGAGGAATTTGGAAATGGATAAACAGGAAGCGTACCAGATTCTCACGCTTTTACAGGCAAATTATCCCGATTCTTTCCGGGGGATGTCCAAAGAGGCGGCAAACGTAAAAGTCAATCTTTGGGCCGACATGTTCGCCGAAGAGCCATTTGAGGCCGTTGCCGCCGCTGCAAAGGCGTACATAGCGACGGATACCGGCGGCTTTATGCCCACCATCGGTCAGCTGAAAGATATGCTTCATCGGATGCAGTCGCCCCAGCAGATGACCCAGATGGAGGCATGGGGGTTGGTTGCAAAGGCCTTGCAAAACAGCATGTACGGTGCTGCGGAAGAATTTCAAAAACTCCCTACGGCGGTACAGCGGACGGTGGGAAGCCCCGCCCAGCTCAAGGAATGGGCGCTGATGGACGCAGAAACGGTGCAGTCGGTTGTTGCATCGAATTTCCAGAGATCGTTCCAAGTGTGCCAGAAGCGGGAGGACGACTACCAGAAGCTCCCCGGAGCGGTAAAGCACTTTATCGCCGAGCTGGCCGGGAAGATGGAATTTGAAAAGCTACCGGAAGGCGGTGGAGTATGAAAAACGAAGTAGGCGGGGAAAAGGAACGCCCCGGCCAGTACATCGATTCGGAAAGCCCCTTTTGCAGAAATTGCACGCGGGACGATTGCCCCACTAACGGGGACGGCTGCAAGGCGTGGGAAGAATATTTCGTAGCGAATTGGAACAAAAACATCATGAAATCAATTGGAAACCACAAAAAACAACGCCAATTTTTCAGGTATGAACACCCGGATTTGGTGAGAGAGGGGGTTGTTATCGAGAATGAATGACTTGGAGCAGATGGCAATCGATCGCCTGAAAGCTGCCTCTGATATGTCGTTCATGGCGTATCAGCAGCCTTTGGTGATCTGCATTTCAGGCGGCAAAGATTCCGGCGTTATCACCGAGCTTGCGGTGCGTTCCGGCATCCCCTGCGAGTTCCAGCACAACCACACCACAGCCGATGCCCCGGAAACGGTGCGATTCGTGCGAAGCGAGTTCAAGCGGCTAGAGGGAAAAGGATACAAGTGCACCGTGAACATGCCGGTTTACAAGGGGAAACGGGTGTCCATGTGGAGCCTAATTCCTCAGAAGCTCATGCCGCCAACACGGTTGGTACGGTACTGCTGCTCCGTCCTGAAAGAAGCAGGGGGGGCAGGGCGGTTTATCTGCACCGGGGTTCGCTGGGCTGAATCTGCATCAAGAAAAAACAATCGTGGAATCTACGAAAAACTGGGCGCAACCAAGGATAAAAACATCATTCTTGCTAACGACAATGACGAAAAGCGGATGCTTTTTGAAAACTGTCGTTTGAAAGCAAGGCGAGTTGTGAACCCTATCGTCGACTGGACAGACGAAAATGTTTACGGATTTTTGGAAGATGCAAAAGTCCAGATGAATCCGCTTTACGCAGAGGGGCAATGCCGTGTTGGCTGTATCGGTTGCCCCATGGCTGGAAAAAAGGTGCGTGAAGCGGAGTTCACCCGGTGGCCGAAGTACAAAAATCTCTATCTGCGTGCGTTCGATAGGATGCTAGAGGAACGCAGACGGCGTGGGAAACTGGACGGTTTATGGCGCATGGGAACCACCGCAGAAGATGTGTTCCGCTGGTGGATGGAGTACGATGTGCTACCGGGGCAGACAAGTATGGAGGATTTTCAATGAGCAAGGCGAAAATGTACGGCTGTTTCAAGCCGGTGAAGCGGAATTGCACCCCGCCCAGGTGGGGGAAAGTGCCTCGGGGGAATAAAGGAAAACAGAAAGGAAATGGGAAATGAGCAACGTTGTAGAACAGCTTATGCCAAACCCAGTAAACCACAAGCATGGAGAAAATGGGTGCTGCAAAAACCCAAGGGCATGGGAAATGGAAATGATGCACCAGGTATGGGCCGCTGGTCTTCATGATGCGGCCAATTGTTTTCAGGATGCGCTTGAAGTAAAGTGGGAGCTTGAATCTCAGCGAAAAGTGAAGCCGAAAACAAACAGTGACAGAATCCGAGCTATGACGGATGAGGAGCTGGCAAAATTACTCAGCACCGGGACGTTTATTTGCGAGGGGCGTAAAGATATCTGCGAGAATATGCCGGGATGCGAGGAATGCAGGTTGGCATGGCTCAAAGCCCCGGTGGAAGATAGCGAGAAATGAACCACCTAGGTGACATTACCAAAATCAACGGTGCAACTGCTCCAATCGTTGACTGTATCATTGGCGGCAGCCCCTGCCAAGACCTGAGCATTGCCGGAAAGAGAGCCGGACTTGCCGGGGAACGGTCGGGACTTTACATGGAGCAGATCAGAACCATCAGGGAGATGAGAGAGCATGACAGAGCAAATGGACGGTCAGGTGAGTTTATTCGCCCAAGATACATGGTCTGGGAAAACGTTCCCGGAGCATTCAGCAGCAACCACGGAAAAGACTTTGCCGCAGTCCTCGAAGAAGCGGTCAAAATCGCAGAGCCGGAAGCCCCCCCTGTTCCTGTTCCTGAAAAAGGATGGCCAACCAGCGGATGTCTCATGGGAGACGGATGGAGCGTTGCTTGGCGTGTACTCGATGCACAGTTTTGGGGAGTGCCCCAGAGACGGCGTAGAATCGCGCTTGTCGCAGATTTTGGAGGGCAATCCGCACCAGAAGTACTATTTGTCCGCAAAAGCGTGTCGGGGGATTCTGAACCGGGCGGCGAGACGAGGGAAGGATTTGCCGGAGGCTCTGCGGAAAGCACTGGAAGCTCAGTCTATTGCCTGCAAGGAAACGGAATAGACCGCGCGGACACAGCCAGATGCAACGGCAGGGGCTGGAAAGAAAATGTGAGCTATACGCTCAACACCATCGACCGACCAGCGGTCTGCGCCGGGTTTAAGCTGGGGAACAGCGAAAAAGCCAGGAGTATCGGATATTGCGAGGAGCAGGCGCCGACCCTGAACGCAGAATGCGGCGGGAATAAGCCTGCAATACTGGACATGTCCCACGCCTGTGATGTAATCCTGGATTGCGGTGGCACTTCTCCTTCTTTGCAAGCCAGAATGGGAACGGGTGGGAATCAAGTGCCGCTGGTAGCATACGGTATCGGAAACGGCCAAGTAAACGAAATGGCTACCCCGGCATTTGAAAAGGCGAAAACCCTGAATACAATGCACGATGCGCAAGCGGTATTCTGTCAAGATGTTGCCAACACGCTGAAAGCGAAAGCCAACCTGGATTTCCGGGAGGACAGCGAAACCTACCCAGTCCAAAGCGGAAAAGTGCGCCGCCTGACCCCACTGGAATGTGAGCGGCTACAGGGCTTCCCAGACGGCTGGACGGACATTGGCGACTGGGTGGACAGCAATGGGAAAAGCCGGAAAACCACCGATTCTGCCCGGTATAAAGCCCTGGGGAACAGCATTGCTTTACCGCCATGGAAGTGGGTGCTGAAACGCCTCTGCGCTCAGTATGAGCGGGACGCTACCATGGCAAGCCTTTTCGATGGAATAGGCGGCTTCCCTTTACTCTGGGAGCAGCTGAACGGAAAAGGGAGTTGTCTGTGGGCAAGCGAGATCGAGGAGTTCCCTATGGCGGTGACGAAGAAACATTTTGGATGACCATTTTCGTGAGGTCACGGAAATGATAACAACGATAGAAATCGAGGTGAAACATGAACAAAGCACTGTTAAGCAGCGTAAAAATGGACTGGCGAACGCCGAAAGACTTTTTTCGGGAACTGGATCAGGAATTCCATTTTGGTTTGGATGCCGCCGCTTCTCCTGAAAACGCCAAGTGTGAACGATATTTTACGCCAGAAATGGATGGGCTATCCTGTTCGTGGAGCGGATACGGAGCCGTGTTTTGCAACCCACCCTATGGCCGGGAGATCGGGAAATGGGTTCAAAAGGCATATTCTGAACATGTACATGGGGGGGCGACAATCGTCATGTTGATTCCGGCACGGACGGACACGAGCTATTTCCACGATTACATATACGGGAAAGCGGAAATTCGGTTTCTGCGTGGGCGGTTAAAATTTGAAGATGAAAACGGGGCGGCAAAGAACACAGCACCGTTCCCGAACATGGTAGTGATTTACAGGTAAGCCCGGAAGCGGGCGGAAAGGATGAATAAAGATGAAAGAACAAATGCAGTTTATCCGCGCCCTGTATAGTAGCCTGAACAAGGCAGTGAACCTATACATTGCCAACGGCGGAACGGGTGACGGTGGCAACTACATGGATAAGAACCACGGGAAGACCGCTATTAAGCGTAAAATCACCCTGCTACGGCAGGAACTTTTGAACCTGGAAAGGATGCTGGACAATGGCTAACGCGGTACTTATC